AACACCGCCACCAGATCCACCCATTTTGTGATTAGGAATAACTCTACCAGATGAATTAGGAACAAATAGTTCTGGGCCACGCTCTCCAACTATATAAGGCGTTCCCCCTCTGGCTGGACCGCCAGTAGCTAACCCGTCAATCATGCCAAGTCCTCTAGCTAAAGGATTAACTAACATTTGAGCTACAAAAATATTTATTAATGAGCTAATTATAACTTTGCCTAGATCTTTAAAGGCATCGCTCATTTTTTTAGTGCCAGCTAATACCTGCTCCATTGTAGAGCCAAAAGCATTGCCAAAACCCACTAAAGCAGTAGTTTTTAGTTCGCTAAAACTAGTTGTTAATGCGGCTAAAGGCTTTTGAGCATCTCCGGCGGTATTATTTAGATTTGTAGAAAGGGCAATTATACCTTCATTGGCTGCACCTAATGACTTACCAAATGCGTTATCGAACATTACTGTTAATTCGGCAATTTTTTCTTTAAGGGTTTTTTCAGCGTCTGGGCTAACTTCAAGAGCTGGATCTATTAGCATTCCCTTGCCTAGCAATGCAAAAGGATTAAATAAATTTGCTACTTTTTTTACAATATCTATTGCTTTTAATTCTTGGATGTTTTTTAACAAGATAGCACTAGATATTACAGCTTGATTTAAAAACGTCACAAAACCAGCAATAAATCTTAATGCCGATTTTATAGCATCTGACATATCTTGAGCCGCTCTGGCTGGCCCTCCATCCAATACCCATGCTTCCAATACTTTAAGTGATACAGATAAGAAAGCTTCCATAAATGGAACTAAGGCAACAACTAATGTATTTCCCACTCCTTGTAAAACCACTTTAAGGGTATGAAACATATCTACAAATTTTTCTACTTTTGCAGATTGCTCTCTGCTTAATGATATGCCTAAATCTTCGGCTTTTTTTTGAAATTCTCTAATAGCTTTAGATCCGCCATCAAATAAGAGCATTAACTTTAAACCAGATTTACCCATTAATTCGCCGGCTATTGTTGCTTGTTCTTGTCTGGTTTTTAATTGTCCAATAGCATCAGCGACGGCTAAAAATCTTTCATTAGGTTGAAGCTTGTTTAAGTCTTTAAAAGAAATATTTAAAGTTTTTAAAGCATATTTGGCTTGCCCAATACCCTGAGATGCTTGCCCTAGATTAAAATCTAATTTTTGCAATCCCTTTTGTACTGTTTCAATGCTTTCACCAGCTAATGCAGCGCCATACTCAAAGCCGCCTAGTTGATGCGTAGTAAGGCCCAGACTATCAGCCATTTTTTTATTAGTATCAATGCTTTCTAAGGTTTTTTTAATAAATAGACCTATACCACCAATACCAATAGCACCTACGAATGCACCTTTTAAAGAAAAAACGCTTTTTCTAAGTTTGTTAAGACCTCTGCCTACTGATTTAAAAGCATTTTTAGTCTTATCTTTTGCGCGTAGCTGATATTCAACCTTTTTTGCCATTATTAATCCTTTTTGACTCTAGATGATAGAATGCAAGCCAGCCCATAAATTCATCTATTGTCATATTTCTAATATCTTCTAGTGTTAAATGTAAGCGATCAGCCACTTGGTACATGGCCATTAAATGACTGTCGCCGACTATTTTTTTTCAGAAGTTTCCAGACTTACGTCATCAGCAAATAGCTTTTGAAGTATCTCGCCGGCTATATTAGTCACAAATGAGACATCCATGCCTAAAAAAACCTGCCTATCGGCTTCATCAAAGATTCTTTTACCTTCTTCATCTTTGGCTTTAATCATAATAAGATCTAATAAACTGCTAAAGCTTGGAATGTCACCATTGCTTATAGTCTTATAAAAGTCTGGATGGTTTTTTCTAATTCTCTCATCCTCTCGGACAGTCATCTTAGTAAAATAGATATTTAAGGGCTGATCTTCAGCTCCTAACTCAGCAACTTGGATGCAGAATTTTTCTTGCTCCAATTGCATCGCTTTCATGCGATCACTAATAAGGCTCATAATTAAGGTGCAGTAGATTCTGCTAAAGTTCCAGATCCTGTTAAACTGACATCTGCAGTGAAAACTCCGTTAGCTTCACCAGTCCACGATAGACTAGACATAAGCGCTGAACCTGTTAAATATTTAGCACCCGTTGCAGTGCCTTCATAATAAAAGCTAACTTCTACTGTTCCGGTGTTACCGGCTGTAGCTGTAAGTATTGCAGTAGTTGCCGTATCTGCAGCATCATAGAATATACTTAAACTTCCAGTCCAGCTATCAAGTGTATTTACAAAAGTCTTTGCTGTTGTTGATATTGCAGATGTTTCTGCGTTATCTACTGTTTTGTCAATGCTAAAACTGCTGCATTGTAATAATGTATCTGATCCAATTTTAATAACTGCATCCGATCCTGTTGCATATGCCATATTTTACTCCTGTTATAATGGTTGACTAGCGCTCAATACGTTATTCATGTATCGAATTTTATAGGATAATGTGACCGTTCCTATCGGCTTCTCCCCTTCTGAGGTGAATGCAATAACTGTATTCTCTAAATATTGAGTCACAGCTAAGTTATTTAATGTAAGATCTGCCCCTAGAGCATTTTCTACCTGTAGGGCTATCGTATCTAATGTGTCCTCTATGCCGGTATTAGCTTCTGCGTAGCCAATAATAATAAGATCTAATTCTCTATCTAATGTAACGTCTGGGCCTATAGTGCTAATTTCACTATTTTCATTTTCAGTATAAATTTCTAAACAAGGTAATTGAGACTGCGTTAAATTATAAAGCCTTGTATCTTGAATATTGCTCCCAGTTAAAGGCAGCCCCGTAAGATCAGAAACGACTCTGGTCCTTATTTGTTGTCTAATATGTGTCATGTGTTATTGCCGCTGCAAAATTAAGAGGCTTATGTTAGTGCCATCTCGTTCAATTATTTTGACTTTGAAGTTTTGATCAATATTATTTACTGGTATGATCAAAGTGTCATCCTCCTTGCCCCCTGTAGGGATGTCAGATGTTTTAATAGTAAATTGTGGTTGTGAGGTTGAAACCGGAGCATTTAGTTCATCAAATCCAGAATAGAAATCATTAGTAAATACTCCAGTAACAACATAATTATCGTTATTACTTGCTAATCTCCATGTAGCCGTACTGGCAAAATCATTGAGATTAAAAAAAGCATCATTCGCTAGGTTTAGCATTGTCTATTTCTATTTTTTGGGTAGAAACTGGCTCAGATTGTTCTAAATTATAGGTAGCAATCTTTTTATCGACAAGTTTATCAGCATACACGCCGCCAACATCAATAATATCGCCTTTTTTTTGAGATATTCCTAAGATTTCTGTTTTCACAAGTAATTTTACTTTAGTCACGATGATTCACCTCAGATGATTTAGTTGCTTTATCAGATTTTTTAACTTTTGCTTTTTCTTTAGTTTCTGCAGCAACTCCAGTATTAATTAAAAATTTAGCCTCTGGTAATTCCAGATCGACTATTGATCCAACTAATTTAGTTAAACCATTGAGTCGGGTGCTTTTTAAGATTGTTATTTTCATAGTATTCAAGGGAACGGATTTCTCCGCTCCCTTCCCTTGATAATCGTTAAGCGTTAAAGCCATTAGACTGATACACAAAATGCGAGAGGATGTTTCACCGCAAAATCAACACTACTTAAAGCAATGACGCGTAAACCGCCCTGTAAAGCAAGCGCTGAGCTATCACTGATAACCTCTAGTCCACCCCAAGTTGCTACTAAGAACTCTGAAGAAAAATCTCCGAGAACCCAAGTATTAGCAGTTACTTGTGAGCTGATAAGTACAGATCGACCATCTAGGCGGCCATCTATAGAAGCAACTGGAGATCCAGCGCCATTTGTAGCTAGTGACTTAGTTAAGCCATACTGAGCAGGTGTAGTAATCCAAACTGCATTAGTTCCAAGATCTACGTTGGAATTATATACCGCACTTTCCATAGCAATTAGCTCGGCATAAGTAGGCGCTCCACCTGCTAAAAAACCTGTCGCATTTACACCGGCGGTGAACTCAATGCCCCGCGGTGATGCTGCAACTGCTGCAGGATTACCAGCAATAGCTGCTTGATCCCATGCAGTACCCATAGCTTGTAGTAATTGTCTACGAACCATAGCTTCAACACTGAACCCGTTTGTGTTTTGGAGCAGCGTTCTAGTCATATCAACAAAACACCCATTAGTGTGTTCAGCTAAAAGTACGCTATCAAATGCTGGATCTGAAGCTGCTACATTAACGCCCTCTCCCACCCAATTAGAGGTAGAATTTGCGGTCGTTCTGGGAATTGAGATATTGCCTAGGTTATTAGCTAAAACGATGGGATTTGAAGCTAAAACAGTACTAAATGGAGTTAAAGCATCAATCATATCCTGATATCTAAGATCTGTATAAACAACAGGCGCTGCAGATCCTACAGCCGTTGATAATACTCTTTCTTGAGTAGAAGACCATTTATTTGTTACATCTTCAGGAACAAAAAAGCCTTTAGTTTCACGGCCAATTTTCTTGCCATGCGCTCTAGATGCTTCAAATTCAAATGCAGCTTCTTCCATTGGAATTAAGCCAGCTTGTGCCTTTGCAGCTTTAACTATACTAAACTCTCTAGTTTCTTTTTGAGTTAAGCCAACTTCAGCAGTTTCTAAAGGTTTATTTTCAATTTCTTGAAGTAAAGCGCCTCTAAATGAGTTTAAAGATACACCTTTTGCAACTGCTTCGTCTGCTAGATGTTTTTTCTCATGCCTTGATGCTAGTGCATAAATTTCACTAATATCCTTTTCTCTTTTAGCAACTGCTTCTGTTGTTGCTACTTTTATTTGAGCGTCTAAGTTAGTTTCTCTAACTCCTTCAGCTACTACTTCTGCTTCTATTACTTTTTCCATCTTAATCTCCTTAATAATGGGTTTTTGTTGTTGTAATGATAACGAACGGCCTAGGCCTACGGATTGATCGGCTGCCATACTGACAACTGACACCTCCAGAGGCGTAAATTTTGCTCTATAGGTTTCTTCGTCTGAATCTATATCTACTTCGCGCTCTAAGTTATCTATTGAATAGCCAATAGAAATTTGGCTTCTTATATTATCTAAAACGTCCTCAAACACTTCATTAGCTCTTGCAGATTTACCAAATCTAACAGTTGCGTAGAGCCGTCCCTGACTCTCATCTAATCTAGTGCCTTCGATAACGCCTATTTGGTCGCGGCTGTTGTGGTCCATTAATAATGGAGCTTTGTTATTCAGCCTATCAAGATTAACGTCACCCGCCCTATGTGATAAGACTTCCCAGCCAAAATCACGCAATACGGGAGATTCAGAACTAACAGCCATGCTTATTGTTCGGCTATCTACTTCGTCCCTCTCAAATTCTAATGGAAAAGCTGCACGATGCTCTATATTCTTTTCCTGTTTAGTGTCAGTTTTAGTTTCATCTACAACCTCACTATTTTCAATAGTCATTTCCTCTGTTTCATCTTCTGTAATTTCTACTGTTTCATCTTCATAAGATTCAGCTTTAAGAAATTTAACAGTATAAGAGTCATCATCTTCAATAATTTCCTCTATATGTCTTTTTTTTATTTCTTTATTCATTATTTTCCTCACTGGTGTTAATTTCTCCATCTTGATCAAATGGTACGCCCGTTTGTGCGTTATATTTTGTGCCATAAGGCTCATAAGCCAGATCAATATTCATTTTTTCAGCTAAACCTGCTTGTGCATCTAATTCTGAGAAATGAGTACTTAACTGCTTTCCTGACTGATTTAATACGTCCTGCATAGTTGCTAGACCGTTATTTATATTCATAGCGTTGGCTTGCGCCTCTTTAAGAGGATCAACGGAGTGATAACCTCTAGGATTAAATGTTACTGGCTCAGACCATTTATTAAATCGGGCCATAGGTAAATTTAAAGTGCCGGATGTAATCGCCATTTCTAACCATTTTCTATAAACCGGAATGCAAAAGTGACTAATCACAAAAGATTGACTAGCTTTATATCCATCACGTTCATCTAATAGCCCGACACGGGCTGACGAATAGCTAGTTTGCGTCAAATCATTGGATAAGGACGCATAAGACACCCCCAAACCAGAGGCTATTGTTCTTAGCATTGCTTTATCAAATTCACCTACACCCGTGTTCGGATGATTCCAGTTAGCAAATTCTATATCTGTTCCCTGCGGTAATAGATCTATTGTCGCTGGCTCAAAATTCATAGCTGGCATAGTGCCGGCCTCGCCATCTAAAAAGGATTCCGTAGACATTGAATCGCCAACAGGTGTTTTAATAAATGCCATTTTGGAAGCTGCAGCCTTAGAGGCTACTAGCTCTGATAATCTAAAATCTTGTAACCACTTTATAGCCGTCATCGTTGAGGCTAATTTCTGTGGATAACCTCTAGTTTGTCCGAATCTATCAGGATCGAATAAATGTAACATTTTATTAGCCGCTATCCTGCTTGGCTGATTTGATCCATTGTATGTGCTATTGGTCGCTACAGTTGTGGTATATGGATTAGGATTAATCCAATAAGCAAGAGGTTTTTGAGTAAGATTATCAATCTCAACTCCCATTTTAATTATATTACCGTTAGGCAATTGTTTATTTAAATTACTATCAATGTGGTCAGGCTCTAAAAAAGATAATTTTAATCCTTCTGGAGTATTAATATATTGACACATGACTTCGCCATCTCTAGCTAAGCCCTCAACTATCATATTATATATATCTGGCATTGAGTAAGTGTCAGAAACTTCTGGATTTCTACACCACTGATACCAATTGTACTCTATATTATCGTTATCATTATCATCTAATTTGCCGTCCTCATTGCGGCTATGAACTTGAATCTTAAAGCCTTCTCCGTTCCCTACTACACCCTGCTTAATAAGCTGAAAATAGCGCTGAACGATAGGATTATTTCTAGCTAGATCTCTCGTTCTATTTCTTAATATAGTCAGATTGCCTTGTAGCTCCGCATCGGGAGAGCTATCGTTTGACTTCCAATCATTAAAAAGCCTTCCGCCACTAGCGCCGGTAAAATTCCTAGAGCCATTTAAGCTTTTTCTTTTATTGCTTTTTTTAAATCTATCCCAAAACGCCATTATATATCCTTAAAAACCTGAGTTACCAGTAAAATTAGCTCGTATTACTTGACCAGTTTCTAGGCCTTGTTTAGCTCTATTCTGTCTTAGCTCAGCTATTACTATGCGCTCGTATTCATGTTTAGTTTCTATAAGTTCCAGAGGGGTTAACTTGGTTAAACTTCTACCGGCTATACTGTAACTTGAGGAATCATCTACAAAGCGACCTTCTAATAGAGCCTTAATTTGCTCTAAAACTTTCTCAGCGTGACTCCTTAGATCTCTGCCAGTGTTTTGTAAGTTAAAATCAGGCATTATTTGAAGTTGGCCTTCATAAACTATAAATCTTTCACCTGCGGCATTACTTACAAATCCCTGCCCCCTATAGTTAGTAGGAGCAACAACATCAGATAAAGCAGAAGTATAATTTACCCTAAAATTATTAGAATTATTAACAGCCAATATATCAAAGTTATATTTTCCGTCAGATGATCTAAAATAATAAGTTAACGTCCACGTTGCCGCGGGGAAATCAGAAATTAAACTTCTTTCCCATCTCCAAGTAGTACCTGCATAAACTATAGTTGGCTCTTTTGAGGCGTATTCTACGCCCAGATCTGAAATAGTCATTTAGGCTGAACTCCTATAGAAAAAAGGCGCACGAATGTTCGCGCTTCGTCTGTAACAATTGTATTTAAAAGATCGTAAAAATAGCCGTTACGTCCTCCAGAAATAAAAACATCGGTAGTAGTACCGCTAATAGTATTTGATACTATTGTTATATCTGCAGAAGAAGCCGTCCAAGTTGAACCAGTAATATTTTCACCTGCTCCAACAAGCGCAGACCAATCAATAGAATAATCTAAAGTAGCACCTACGCTTTTAGTAGCATCAACTGTCTGGAGGGCAACATTATACGGTGATTGCACCATATTAGCCTCCAAAATTAAGTTAACGTAGCCATTCCTGCGCTTGCAATAGTTACAGAAAATGTCGAATTTGAACTGGAGACTGAGCCGCCACCAGTATCTAAATCAACATAGGAAACAAGCTCATTCGAAACAGTTGAATCAAATAAAATTAAATATTTTCCCGTAATTGTAACATTGCTTCCGAAACTGATATCGCCTATATCAATATTTATAGTCGAGCCAGTAGCCGTTATACTCTGTCCAGTAATTGTCTGGCGAGAATAATCAGCATCGCTGACCTCATTTGTAATGTCAGTAAGGTTAGATTGTGTTAGTGCTGGCGTATAGCCAGATGTAGCTAACACTGCAATAAGTGTATCAGTGTCTAAATCAAATGTGCTGTTTGCTATTTGTAATTTAGAACTATCGTAAAATGTAAATGCTCCTGCGGCCATGGTAGTCTCCTTTTAAGCTGCTTTTATTATAACTTTGGTGTTTTTAATGGTTGTTAATTTCCTATTATCTGAAGCGATTAATTGTCCACCGCTTCCACCTCCGCCAGTTTTAATTATTGGTATTTGTCCTAAGAGTAATAATTGACCGCTGGTAGCTGGTATAATTGCCTCTATTACTATTTCTACAGTTTGTCCCTGTAGATTTAGAGTCCCAGATCCTACCGGTATTTCATCGCCATCTTGAACGGTGACGGTTTGACCTGTAAGAACTAAAGATCCTGCGAGGGGGAACAATTCTTCCCCTTCCACAAATTCTACTGTTTGGCCTGTTAAATTTAACACGCCCGCATTTAATGGTATTACATTGCCATTATTAATATCTGGATCTTGACCAGATAAAATTAAATTATCAGATGCAGGATTAGTAATTGATCCGTGCGTCATTTCTACTGTTTGGCCCGTTAAGGATAAACTAGCATTTGCTGGCTCTGCTTCAACGTCTACTTTAAATTCTGCTAATTGTCCTGTTAGCGTTAAACTTCCATTTAAAGCCTCAGTAACAAAACCTCCATTTTCCTCAACTGTCTGACCAGTTAAGGATAAACTAGCATTTGCTGGCTCTGAATTTACGGCCGCAACAATAGTTGCTGCTTGCCCTACTAAAGATAAATTAGCACTAGCAGGATTAGTATCAGCTCCGGAAGTTATAGTAACTTCTTTGCCTGTTAGAACTAATGCGCCACTAAATACACCTATATTATCGCCATCTCTTACGGCTGGTGTTTGTCCAACTAATGATAGAGTTGCATTATTTGGCTCTAATTTATTACCATACGTTAAGCTAGGAGCTTGCCCAGTTAATACCAAGCCTACAGAAGCAGGATTACTATTTGATCCTGCAAATACTTCCCCAGTCTGTCCAGTAAGGCTTAAAACCCCATTTGTAGGCTCATTAATACTTCCGGCTGTTATATCTGGTGCTTTACCGTCTAATATTAGCGAGTCTTGTGCTGGATTAGCAATCATGCCCGCTGCAATACTTGCAACTTGACCTGTAAGGGTTAAGCTTCCCGTTCCGGCTTCTATCTCTACTGCTTGCCCTGCTGAAACATCAGAAAAGGGCAGCTCATCAAATGAGGTGAAACCAAACATTTTTTAATCCCCTAAATTTTCATCTTTTAAGCGAGGATCTACCCAATCAGTGTCTAAAATCCAACCATCTTCAGGTGTGTAAAAATACTTATATCCGCAATAGTCATTGTCAGGAACATTCTCAACACCATAATAAAAATTATTATTATCTTGAGTGACTCCTTGAAGTGATAAGATATCAATTCCATTAGCGTCAACAATAACGGTTTTATTATTTTCCTCATCTCTTGTAGTGATACCATCTTCAAATAAATAAATGGATTTGTCAGCATTTCTGATAACTAACTCTGTCCCATCCTCAACAAGTATCGTTTTATCATTTTTCCATGTTATTGTAATCATTAGCTTTAATTCCTAATCTATTAATATTTCAGTTGTTGAAATTGCTTTTCCTATTTTGACTGACACAGGCCCTGCTGTTGAAGTTGCCGAACCTGTAGTGTTATCAACATAATAATCAGTATTTATTGTTAGTCCTGTTTGAGTTGGATCAATTCCGTAAGCGTTGACTTTTACATCAGTATTATCAGCAACCGTTTCTGAAGCTACTCCTAAATAATTTGCGGTAGTTAATGGTGTGGCTGTGTTATTATAAGCAGGAGCGTAACTAATTGCTGTCGGATATGAGTTTGTGCTTGTTTGCCCACTAATAATCGACATTGCACCGTTGCCACTATTAGGAGATATAAAAAGACTATTCCAAGTTCTATTATTATCCACTAATACAGCAGAACTCCATGTGACTGAACCGCTACTATACGTACCATTGCGAATATATGCGTTTGAATTTCCATCCTCATAAACTGCAGTATATTTTTCACTAACTGTGTTATAAATCAGGTTTTGATAAGTATCTAATACTGCACTACTTTCAAAAGTTGAGGGAGTAGTGTTAGAAACAGTTAATCCGCTAAAACTTAAAGTGCAATACTTATAGGCACTAGTGCCGCCATTATTCCATGCAACGACTGTGCCGTTTCCATCCGCTTCGCCTTCTGCGACATTAATATTCACACAACTTGAAGTATCTAAAACTTTTGCAGTTCCATAAGTGTAGTAGGGATAAGCGGTGCTAGTTGAATAAGCAATCACTGTCGGCAAATCGCTGTTACCTTCATCACGAAAAGCGATAATACCTCTATTATTGGTATTATCAAAGACCTGATTACCATATTGAATATCGCTAGTATAATTGGAACTGTGAGGGAATGTTTCTTCTCCTACAGATAGTGCAGAAGTGAAAGTCCGCGTTAAAACACTGTACATAAATCCCCAAGGTTTAAATACCAGAACATTAATCCTGCCAAGTCCATTATCATATGAGTTTGAAATTATCTGTGTGCCAGAAGTATAACCAGTATTCGGCCCACGTGACGCTTCACCTTGTAAGCCTAGATTATTTAATGTGCTAAATTGTATAGCATAATTATGGAATTCCCCGTAGCTTCCAGCTGACAAAACAAAAAAGGTAATAACAAAGCCACCTAGATTTCCGTAGTCTGTATTAAATTTAGATGACCAAGCAATCCCACAAGATTGTGATTTTACTGCACTAGACATTGGAACGTATGGAGTCCCCCACGTTTGCACACCACTAGAATTGGTTGTGCCGATACAAACATTGGGATATTCATTGGAATCTAACCACATTACTGCAGTTGTTCCATCTCCATCAGATGCGGTACATATACTTAATGGAGCATTAAAGGTAGTTGATGTATCAATTTCATAAGGTACAAGCGGTCTAATTTCAGAACCTGAACTCCCAGTTCCCACGACTTGTTTGAAATGTCCATCAGTAGAATTGATTATTACGGCTTTGCCTTTAGTAATAGCACCATCAGAATATCCAACAATTTCAGTAGGTGGATTTAAAAGTTGTAAATCTGTTGAGCTTCTTGCAGTTCCTATAAACTGAGTTGCTAAAACTGTTCCAGAACTTGTCCTCAAAGAAATAT